AGCCGATCTGAGACCGTAATGCGGCGGGACCACCAACCCTTCAGGTTCTCTCGTAAGGGCTCCGGTTTTCCGAGTCCCTTGAAGGGGGTCCGGCGGCACTCCTTGATCAGTTCGTTGATGCGCTCAAACGTGTTCGGATCAGACGCGTGCCAGTGAAGGTAGTCTTCCCAGGCATGATCCGACCACAGCAGCTTCACGATTCGATCAGATCACGCTCGTCGCCCCGTCCCGCGTCCAATTGGGCGATCGCCTCGGCCAGACGTCGGGCGTTCGCGGGCGACGACAGCAACCGCGCCGTCTCCTCGAGCGACGTCCAATCCGCCAGGGACACCATCACGACGGACTCCCCCCGCTGGCGCGTTACGACGACAGGCGCGTGGTCCTCGACCACCCGGTCCATCACGTCCTTCAAATTCTGCCGCGTCTCGGTGAACGTCAGGACGTCCATGGCAAACTCCACGCCTCGCTCGAGGTGTTATATGTACAGAACATTGTACATTACAAGCCGGAAGGGGCCGAGCATACGCGCGCTCAGAACACCGCCTGGCCGAAGGTCTTCTCGGGCCGGAAGTAGAACAGCAGGTAGGCCTCGGGGCCCGGGTCGATGGCGCCGGCCGTGGTGTTGCCGAAGGTGATGGCCAGGGTGTCGGCGGCCGACACGCGGGCGGTCGAGACGATCAGGCCGGCGTGCAGCGACGGCTTGTTGACGTGCACGAAGTCGCCGGCGCGCAGGCCCTTCACGGTGAAGGTCTGCTCGGCGGAGGTGGAGGCGGCGACCGAGGCCACGTCCAGGGTGATGGCGGCGACGCCGAAGCGGTCCTCGTTGATCATGGCGCCCATGGGCGGCCCTCCAGTGTCTTGCGATGAAAGGGGAATGCCGGGAGCCGCTCCGGGCGGGGAGCGGCGCAGGCGAAGCGGCTCCCGGCGGCCTACCGCGTCAGCGGTTGGCCAACCGGCACGCCAACTGCGGCCGGATGGTCTTGAACCCGTAGAGCACGTCGAGACGGCACGGGAACTTGTCGTTGTTGATGTCGTACTGGCGCACGATGCGCATCGAGACGCCGTCGAACACTTCGCGGGCGGCGAAATCGACGCCGCGCGGCATCACCATGTCCGCCGTCGCGAACGCGAAGGCCCCCTTCTGGTAGGCCATGCTGATCCCGTAGTTGGTCGAGACCGTGCCTGAGAAGGTGATCGCCGCGCCATTGGCCGGCGAGGCTGAGACGTTCTGCAGCGGCCCGGACGTGACGATCGCCGGGCTGATCGGGAACGACGTGGTCGTCACCGTGCCCGAACCGATGACGAACTGCTGCAGGATCCCCGTCGACTGCTTGGTCTCCGGATGCACCCGGAAGACGCCGGCGATCGTGAAGATGTCGCCTTGCACCGGCAGGCCGGCGCCGGTGTTCACCGTCAGCGTCGACCCGGTCTGCGAGGCGCCGTTGACCAGGTAGGCGCCGTTGCCCGCGCCGCGCGGATGGCTCGGCCACAGGGTGTTCTCCATGAAGTCGAACCCTGCGGTCCGGCCCATGTAGCCCTCGCGGTTCTGCTTGCTGATCGAGGTCTGGTCGTTGAACAGGCCCTTCAGCGCGTCCACCAGGTCGACGTTGTCCTGGGTGTTCAGGTTGCAGGTCCGCGCGTTCAGTGGCGCCAGGTTGTCCACCAGGATCTTTCGGCCCTGGAGCACCTTGGTGAAGGTCGCCGGTTGCCCCTGGTTGTCCACCTGGTTGTAGACGTCCCGGTACATCGTCATCGCGTCCGCCTCGATGTTGGCGGCCAGCACGCTCATGGCAGGCTCGATGATGCGGTCGGAGAAGTCGTCCAGCGCCAGGGTCAGGTCCACCGAGGTGAAGTTCAGGTCCACGCCCTTCTGGGTCTGGACCTTCAGGTCGACCGTCGATTCGGTCGTGTCCTGCGTCGTCAAGGTGGCGCCGGTCCGCACCGTGTACTGGTTGGGCAGGCGGATCTTCAGCGTGTCGCCGATCTTGGCGCCCTGGCGGGCGAAGCTCTCGTCGTAGTCGCGCGTGATGGAGCCCACGAAGTTGAGCTTCTGGTGCAGCACGCGCAGCGCCTCCCGCGTCACCGCGGTCGGCGTCAGGAAGGCGTTGGCCATTCCATCGTCCTTTCAGCATTGGGTTTGGGTTGGATGCCGCGCATCCTGCCGAGGCGCGTTCCCGCGCGTGCTCGACAGGCGGCTGGTCAGCCGGCGGCGTCTTGCTGCGGGTTCGCTCTTGCTCCGCGCTGGCGGAATGAGCGGCCCCGGTGGGTTGTCAGGATGAAGCTTGACCGCTAGTCTCGAACATAACGTGAACGATCAGAGCTTCGATCGAATGTCATTGACCTCTCGCCACATGGGCCCGGCGTTGGTCCTGTTGGTCTCGCTCGGCGTCATGGCGGCGATGGTCCTGCGCCTGGCGGCGCCGCCGTTCTGGGTGTTCGTGGTGGCGATGTACGTCTACGCCGCGGCCGGCGCCCGATGGTCTCTGGTGTCGGCGCGCGGCGCCTCACCGTTCATCACCCGTGTCCTGTTGATCTGGGCGCCTGCAGTCCTCCCCATCGCTTGGCTCGTCTGGATTGCGAACTCGGACGACACCGAAGGCATGGGCATGGGCCTGGTGTTGGACGCCCCGCCCAGCCTCATGGTTGTCGTCGCCGCCCTGGTGGCCACCGGCATGGCGGGCGGCTGGGGACGGAAGAAGGACGAGTGAGGTTCATCGGCTACATCAAGCGGGGCGGCGCCGGCGGCGGAGCCATGTTGTGGCGCAGCCGGGTCCAGTAGCCAGGCGTCCGATCATCGCCGACACGCCGCCCGAACGTCGATTGAGCCGCGTCGGCCGCATAGCTGTTCGAATTGCTGTCCCAGAGGCCATAGAAGTCGCCGCCCTGGTTGACGCGGTCGGCTTCCTGCCGCGCTGGAAGCGCCGCCTCACCGGCCGTCACGTTCGGCAGGAACCGGTGGTCGACGACCCGCCGCGGCGCGGCGAAGTCCCGGCTCTGATCCGCCGGCGTCACCGCCGCTTGCACGCGATCCGATCCGTTGAGCGTTCCCCATACCAGGTTCCCCAAGCCATCGCTGGTTGGGCCCCCACGCGCGATCAGTTGGTGGCCGCCGTCGTCGTACTCGACAAACATGTGGTCCTTCAGGCCGAGCGCCGCCGGAACCGGAGTGGCGTAGACGGTGACATCCGTCCCCGGCTGCCGCTTCGGCGCTTGCTGCAGCGCCGCCAGCTCGCGAAGGCTCAGCAGTTGATCGGGCAACGGCGAGCTGGCCGTGGCGGGGATCTCGACGCCCGGCAGATTCAGGAGTTGCGCCATCAGCGGCTCCTTCGGACGGCCTCGTTGCGGCGCTTCATCCACTCCTTCGTCGCCAGCTCGTCGCGCACGCCGCCACCACCCGCCGCGGCGCCGGACACCATCACCGCCGGCCGCACCGCCTGGGCCTGCGCCACTGCGTTGGCCGCTCCCTCCCGCTGGGCCGACTGATCGCCCTGCCAGGCGCGGTGCAGGATTTTCCAGACGCGCGGATCGTCAGCCGCGCCCAGTTCGTCCAGCGTCACGCCGTGGCCCTGCGCGTAGTCCACCAGCTTGCCCGCAAGCTCCGGCGACCACCCGTCGATCTCGCTCTGAAGGATGCGCCCCGTCTGCGCCATCCGCTCGGCCGCGTCGCGCGCGGCCTGCAGCTGCTTGCGACCGGCATGGTGGGCGATGGCGTCGGCCAAGGCCGCGCGCGCCTGCGACATCTCCTGGAAGCGGCCCCAGAGCGCCTGGGCGGCCTGCGGGTCCTGCGAGGCGAACGCGCGCCAGTCGACGGCGTGCAGCTCGGCCAGCTGGTGGTCCAGCGCCGCCAGCCGTGCGCCATCCGCGCCCACGGCCTGGACCGTCTGCGCGTGCGCGGCCACCGCCGACCGCTCGGCTTCCAGCGCCCGGCGATGGGCCGCCAGTTCCTGGGTCTTGCGCGTGTAGTCCGCTTGCCGCAGGAAGCCGCCCTGAAGCGCGCCGGGCAGCCGATAGACCTGCCCCTCGTGTTCCACCTCGAAGCAGCCGTCACCGTCGGCGCAATCATCAGCCGCAGAGGGCTCTTGGCCGCGCAGCACGTCGTCCTCGCCCTCGCGGGCGGCGTCAGTCTTGTCCATGGATGTTCCTTCTGATCGCGCCGGGTTGGCGGCGCGGCTTATGAAGCGTCGGGCTAGGTTCAGCGTCCGATCGCCTTGAGCCGGTTGGTCTCAGCCTCGAAGGCGTCGATCTCCAGCTTGCTCGCCGCATGGCTTCGATCCTGGCGCAGCGCGGCGATCTCGGCCTTCGCGGCGGTCAGCGCCTGGCTCATCTGCGCCAGCTGCGCCTGCGCCGCCTGCGCCTGGGGATCACCGCCCCGATCGGCGTTCTGGGCCTGCGCCGGCAACAGCGCCGCCAGCCGCTCGGCCACCTCGTCGGCGCCCGGCCAGTCCAGGTTCCTCGCCAAGAGGTCGCCGATCACCGGCGCGGCGGCCGGATAGGCGCGGATCAGCTCGATCATCTGGTTGGCCGCCTCTTCGCGCCGGCTGGTGAAGCTGGGCCCGGCCTGCACGGTCACGTCGTACTTGCCGAGCGTCAGGTCGTAGATCTTCTCCACGGCCTGCAGTCGCCCCGCCTGGGTCGCCGCGGCCGATCCGCCCGGCCCGATCGACACGGAGGCGGCCTTGCCGTCCTGCCCCAGCACGCGGATCACCCGCGCCGTCGAATAGACTTTCGGGATCAGGTCCAGCAGCACGCGGCCCCCGTGGCGCAGCGCGCGGTTCAGGTTGTCGATGTAGTGGAAGGTCGAGACGTCGCCCTCCCGCTGACGCATCAGGATCGCCTTGCCGGACGTCTCGTTCGACCGCGCGCCGAGGCTCGCGTCGTAGAGTCCGATCGCAGCCTTCATGTCGTCGCTGGCGTTCAACGCCTCCTGGACGGCCCCGGCCGGCGGTCCGGCGAACTCCTGGCGCTGCGGCGCCTCCGGCCCGTCGTACTCGATGTACGCATGGGTCTGGGTGTTGGCCGTCGCCCACTTGGCGCTGTCGGTCTCGAACGCTCCCTTGCGCCCGATGAAGGGCGTCTTCGGCGCCAGCGCCACCAGCTCGGTGGAGGTCGTTCGCCAGTAGTTGAACATCCTTTGCGCGTCCTTCGCGTCGCGCACCAGGCTGCGCAGCCGCCGCCGGCCGTCGATGTGGATCTCCTCGCCGTAGACCGGCACGATCGGGATGAACCGGCCGGCCCATTCGACCGTCTCCAGCACCTCGGCGCCGGTCAGGATCCGCTGGGTCACCTTGTGGCTCGCGACGCTGCGCGGACGGCCCACGACGCTGACGCCCAGCGCGTCGAACATCGCCTTCTGCTTCTGGTAGGTCGCGACGTCGACGACCTGGCCGTCGGACAGCACCACGATCTGGCGGTGCACGGGCTCACGCCGCCAGTGCTCCGCCACCATCACCTGCTCGCCGTCCAGCCAGGGGTTGGTCAGCGAGGCGTAGGCGTCCGCGCCCCAGTCCACCGCCTCGGCGCCCTTCCAGCGCGCCTCGAAGGCCGCCTTCGGCAGCGTGTCGACCACGAAGGCCGAGTTCCAGTCGCTGCTGTCGGCCGCGTTGGCGTCCGGATCGCCGTAGATCGAGAACGGGTTGGCCACCCGCTCAACGACCAGATCCTGGTCGAACGTATCGTCGGACGCATAGCGGGTGTTGATGCGGAAGTAGCCGAAGCCGGCGGTCACCGCGAAGTCCAACGCCGTGTCGTACGCGACTTCCGCGTCCGAGCTCTGCTCGATGTGCCGGATCAGGCCGTTCAGCACCTCGGCCGTCGCCGGATCGGCCGCATCGTCCACCGGGTGGACGATCATCCCGGGCTTGTTCTGCCGGGCATCATTCACGACCTGGCGGATGAACGCCGGAAGCCGGTTTATCGTCAGACAGGGCCGCCCGTCGAGTTCCCGTTCGCGCCGGATCCGCTCCGGCCACTGTTCTCCCAGGCGTGCGAAACGCAGGTCGTCCAGCGCCTCGCGCCGGTTCTCCGCCTCGAAGTCGGCGGCCCGGTCGAACGCCTCGCGGGCGTCGCGGATGATCTCGTCGTCGGACAAGGACGGCCTCCAGGCTGACATGTGAAGGGGCTCGCGCAGGCGATCCGGGCCGGAAACAGGCGCGAAACGGCGCTTTTAACTCAGAACAGCAACATCGAAGCGCGCCGAACAACTAAGCTCCAGGCGCGGCAACCGACGCTCGCTTAGGCTCATTTGCAATTTCGCTAGGGTGGGTGCGATCCGGTAGCCCGTTGTCCTAGTTGGGACTTGGGCTGTTAGTTTCGGAGTTGGGTAAGAGCCTGTTCAATTTCCGTGAGAAGCGCGACGTGCGCGGCTGTGCTCATGGGGGCACCCGAGAAAAACCAATTGGAACCCTCGGGAGCGCCGACGCGGCGCTCGATATGGAAGTCAACGCGCCTGCAAGCCTCCAAGTAGTCATTTATCGGGGCCATGTTTTGATCCCCGAAAGCAAGGCGCTTGAAGCCGAGCGGCCCGCGCTCACTGCGTGCGTCAGCGAGGGCTGAAATGGTACCGATGGCCGAGAGCAAGTGGTCAATCGGCTCATCGAACTCGAACACCAGATTACTCACCCGGCGGCGTTCAAGGTTCGCCGTGCGAAAGCGGAACCCCAGATTTTCGTCTAGGGCCGCAACCAAATCGTCTACCACCCTATCGGCAAGCTCGGTTGTCTGGCACACGGCAACGTCGCCCTCAGCGTACATGGCGAGTTGACCGATAGCGAACCCATCTCCGCCCGGGAACCGCCCCGAGACAAAGATCGTCGGGTTGGTTATGGCCGCCATTGAGGGGTCTGGGCCGTGCTGAAACTCGTACCGTTTTCTCACCAACTCCTGCAATTCCACAGCCGTAGTTCCGCGCTCCGGCCATATTTCTTCCTGCCGCTCAAGGACGGCGGACATGCTTGGGAGTGTGCCGATCACCTTCATTGAGGGAGAGCCCCCTGGTTGGGTTTCCACGCCTCCAGCGCCGGGAAGGCCGAAGGGGATGCCGGTGTCGAGGCTGATGGCAATACTGCGGGAGCTTCAGCGCCCGCGCTTTGCAGATCCAGGGTTCGTCGAAAGGCGCGGAATGGGACGCCTCGATACACTTGATACGCCTCGACGCGGCTGTTTGCCGCCTCCGCAGTCGGAGCCCGCAGCGTGGCGAAGTCGAGGAAGCTCACCATAGGGGCGAAGTTAACCGCAGCGCAGGTCACTGAAGCATTCAACGCGTTCGGAGACACTGGAGCGAGGACCAACCGGCGCAGTTCGGTGGCGACTTGGGAGGATTCATCCACGGTCTGGAACTGGGCAACGTCGAAGCTAGGCCGATTGAGCCCCTCCGGAGACACGTCCTCCATGCGCTCGACGAACTCAGGGAACGACGCGAATTGGACCAACAGTGCCACATCAAGGGCTGCCGCTACTTCCAAGAGCGTCTGGACGGAAAGCTTCCCGTAGTCCGGATCTTCGATCCGCGAGAGAACGCTTTGCGGCTTCCCGAGCACCTCGGCTAGCTTCTTCTGCGACCATCCCCGTTTCTCCCGCAGGGCGCGGATTTGATAAGCGACGCCGGTGCGGACGTTTTCCTCCACGTAGGCCTCGCGATAAGGCTTCCGGAGAAGCTTATCGAGGAACCTCTTAGTCACAATCGCAATCACGGGCGCGACTCCTATCCGCGACCACCTCCCGCATGCGGGATTGGGCGGTTGTGCAGGTGCTTAGCGGGACGAACTTGTTGCCTTTTTCCGTCGCGGCCAGAACGAACGTGTACTCCATCTGGCCTGACGAGAACCCGAGGATGCGGTGCTGGACGTTCTTGTGCTCAAACCTCACCTCGCCTAGGCCGGCGCACTCGCCGCTTAGCGTGTCGTAGTGAGGGCGTTTCCAGCTCTCGCGGGGATTCTGCTGGAGGAACCGCAACCGCGTGTCGAGCTTCGCGAGAAGCTTGTCGTCGGCTTCATGGGTCTTCCTCCACTCATCGAGCACATCCACGTCGTCGATGAGATAACACCTGAAGGTCCAGCCCGCCATACGTAGGTTCTCAAAATTGCGATATTCCTAACGGGCGGACTTGACCTCCGTTCGCAAAATTGCGAAAGTGGATTCGCCCGCGGACGCTGCAACGCCCGCGGGCGAGAACCCGCCGGAAGGGCGGGGGTTGTGCACCGACTCGACCTTACGCGCTGGAGTCGACGCAT